CGGGGTGCGTCATCCGAAATCGGCGGAGCATTTGCTGCGCGATTTCTCGCCCGACCAGCTGCGCGAAATGCTGTCCGAGCCGGAGCTCGCGCTGACGCTCGGCCGCCCGCTGACTTTCGCCGACGTGGCGGCCATCGAGGCCGGCACGTTCGGCGCCACCGATGCAGCCCCGAACGACCAGGGAACGGGTGCCGACGCCGGCGAGGGTAAGCCGGCTGTCAGGCCCATGTGGCCAAATTTGTTAGAGGGAACGGGTGCCGACGCCGGCGAGGGTAAGCCGGCGTCGGCCAAGGCTTCCGGCGCGCGCAAGGGCCGCGCCTGATGGCCTACGCCGCGGTCAGCGACATGATTGCCTTGTGGGGCAATAACGAACTGATCCGGCTGACCACGCCGGACGGCGAGCCGCTGACCACGATCAATACGGCCACGGCCACGCTGGCGCTGCTCAATGCCAGCCAGAAAATCGATACGTATTTGCGCAAGCGATACCTGGTGCCGGTGACGTTGACGGAGAATTTGCCGGAGCTCAGCAACGCCTGCTGCATCATGGCGCGCTACCAGCTTTCGTTCGGCGAAGGCCGCGAACCGACCGAACAGATGCGGCTCGCCAACAAGGAAATCGTCACCTGGCTGGAGGGCGTGCGCGACGGCATCAACGTGCTCGACGGCGCGATCCCGACCGGCGACGAAAGCTACGCGATGATGCAGGATCGCGGCTTCACCACATTCCAGGATGACGGCGACGCAACCGGCGCCAACACCGGCGCGGCGTGCAACGGCGACGACATTCCGGTCACCGATCAGAGCTTTTGGAGCAATCCGTGAGCGGCCTGATCACGCAACCGCTGGCGGATGGCGGGCCGATTTCCTGGATGGCGCAGGCGCTGCAGGCGCGGCTGCAATGCGCGTTCTCGCCGAAATATTTCAACTTCCACTTCATGCCAGCGAAGCCCGACAAGGTCTGGTTTCAGAAATTCGTGACGCGGTATCCCGCGGTGCTGCTCGGCTGGACCGGCGTCACCGGCGACAAGGATGACGGCGGCATTTTCGAGGGCATCGCGCACTGGACGGTGGCGCTCGCCACGCGGAATTCCAGCAGCGTGCTGGCGCGTTACATGGGCGATAATCTGGCGCCGGGCCTGTTTCCGATGGCGCGCATCGCGACCGTCACCCTGCATGGTTACCTGATCGATCCGCCGGATATGCCGTGGTCGGCAAGCGGTTCGACGATCGTGAACGCGCTCGGCAACATCTACAATGAGGACTGGGGCGACCAGGATACGGCGGTCTGCGCCCTGGATGTCACCGTGCGGTACAGGGAGGCGCTGCCTCCCGGCCTGGAGCAGCTGCCTTCGAACGCGCTGCTGGAAACCGCGATCACCTGGAATTTCGGGCAGCAGCCTCCGCTGCTGACCGACGACGCCGGACCTGGAGCCACTTGATGCCAAACCGTGTCACGGTCTGGGTAGCCGCCGGCTGCCTGGTGAAACTGCCCGACGGCCGGCGCCTGTCGCCGACCGGCGGCGGCCGGAAATTCCAGTGCCCGCCGGAAGGGGTGGATATTCCCCGGACCAATTACGTCCAGCGCCGCATCGATTGCGGCGACCTGGTCACCGAGCAGCCCGAATGGGCCAAGGCGCTGGCGGCCGATCTCGCCGCGAAGGCGGCCGACGAAGCGGCAAAGAGGGCGGATCAAGCGGCCAAGGATGCCGGGAAGCCTGGCAAATCCCCGCAGCCGCCCGCCCCACAAGCCGCGCAGAACTGAGGGTAGAGAAAAATGAGCTTCAGTCTGAACGACAATCCGCTTCCGTTCACGATCGACTTCAACGAAATTCCGCCCGCCGGCGATTTGCTGGTGCCGGGCGACTATGTCGAGATCGCGGCGGATTATTCCAATGTCGGCCTGCTGACCTTCCCGACGCGGCTGCTGGCGATCGGCCAGATGATCGGCTCCGGCATGGGCGCCGGCAGCGCGACGCCGGGGCAAATCTACCAGATCTTCCGCAATGATCAGGGCGTCGCCCTGTTTGGCGCCGGATCGATGCTGGCGGACCTGGTCGACTATATCTTGGCCAGCAACCCGGCCCTGCCGCTCGATGCCGTCGGCATGCTGCCGGCGAGCGGCGGCACCGCGGCCACCGGCACGATCACCTTTTCCGGCGCCGCGACGATCGCGGCACAGCAGGCGATCGGCGTCGCCGGTTTCCGTATCACCTGGACGGTGCAGCCGACCGACAGTCCGACCAACATGGCCGCCGACTTTATCGCGGCGGCGCAGGGCCTGTTCGACGCGCGGGATTTGCCGGTCAGTTTCAGCGCCGCCGCCGGCGTGGTCACCGTCACGGCCGCCTGGCACGGCCTAAGCGGCAACGAAATCGACATCCGCATCAATCCGGCGCGCGCCGACCAGACCGTTCCGGGCGTGGATATCGCCATCGTGGGCATGAGCGGCGGCGCCGGCGTGCCGAGCATCGCCAGCATTATCTCCGAAATCGGCACGACCTGGTACACCGATATCGGCATCGGCTTCACCGATCCCACTTCGCTTGCGGCCATCCAGACGGCGCTGCTGGAGCGCTACACGGCGATGCAGAACGTCGACAGCACCTGCTACGCGACGTGGATCGGCAGCCAGGGCACGCTGGCCAGCGACATCGACGGCATCAACTGCCAGTTCCTGGTGGTGATGGGCGTCACCAACCCGCAGGATCCGAGCTGGCGCTGGACCGGCGCGCTGACCGGCGTCGCGGCGGCGGCGTTCAATGCCGATCCGGCGCGGCAGCTGCGCGGCCTCGTGCTGCCGAACATCATCGCGCCGGCGCCGAACGCGCAGATGCAGGAACCGGAACAGCAGGCGCTGCTGGCCGAGGGCATTTCGACGTTCGAGGTGTCCCCGTCCAACCAGGTGCTGATCCAGCGCCTGGTGAGCACCTACACCTTGAGCAATCTGGATGTGCCGGACGCGGCCTGGCAGGACATCATGACCGCCAAGACCATGACGCGCATCCGGTTCGACTGGAAGAATTTCCTGAAGCTGGTGGCGCCGCGTGCGAAGCTCTCCGACGACGGTTCGCTGGCGTCGCAATATGACGCCAGCATCATGACGCCGGGGCGGCTGGCGGGGCTGTGGGCCGGAAGGTGCCAGCTTTATGAGAAGGCGGGCTGGATCGAGAATTCGGCGGCGAGCGCGCAGCAGAGCGTGTTCCAGCGCGATCCGAACGACCGCAACCGCGTCAACGCGCAGCTCGTGGTGACCGTGATCGGCAACGACATGGTGAACGCCATGCAGCTGCTGTTCGTCGCCGCTTAGGAGATTTTTCGATGGTGCAAACTCTTGGCCTGATCACGCTCAACTGGCGCGGCCAGGACGTGCCGGTGAAGAAGGGCGGCAAGGTCACGCTCGGCGGCCTGAAGCAGAACCCGGTGATCGTCGGCCAGCAGGTCAACTTCGCGAACGAGTTCAAGGAAAGCACGGTGAAGTGCGTCACCGACATGGTGCCGGGGCAGAGCCTGGTCGGGCTGTTCGCGCCGGGCCAGGGGCCGGTCATCATCGAATGCGATACCGGCCAGACCTATAGCTGGCCGGACATGTTCCTGACCGACCGGCCCGGTTTCACGGCCGGCGGCGGCGGCGAAATTCCGCTGGAGTTCGCCGGCGGCGCGCCGATCGAGCTGCTCGCGGCGCAGAGCTAAGGGGGAATTGAGCGGTGGATATTAAAGGCGCTGACAGCGACGTCCTCGTGATCGGCGAGCTGACCGACGAGACCGCGCAGAGCGGCGTGGTGACCGTCGATGATGAGACCGACAGTCCGCTGCCGAAGCATGCGAAGCGCAATAACGACGGCACCGTGACGCTGCCGCTGTTCAAGCGCGTTTCGCTCACCTGGAAAAAGCCGGGCGGCACGCCGAGCGAAGACACTTATAGCGAATTCACCATGCATCGCCTCAATGGCGATGACATGACGGCAATCGGCGACGCGCCGAAAGGCCAGGGGGTAATGGCCGCGATCGCGCGTTCCGCCAAGATACCGTTCCACCTGTTCAAGCACATATTCAAAGTAATGGACGGGGCCGACATCCAGGCCGCCGGCGCCGTGGTGGCCCATTTTTTGGCGAATGGCCCGACGACTGGCGCGTCCGGCTCGCCGGTCTAGGGCATTTCTACCACTGGTCAAAGGCTGAGCTGCTGAGCCTGACGGCGCCCGAAATCGCATTCTGGGCGGCTGCCGCCGACAAATTCGCGGTGCTGGTGAAGGAAGCGCAGGGAACAGATTAGATGGCCGCCCAGCTCGTCGCCTCCCTGCTGCTGAAACTCGAAGACCAGCTCACCGGCGGCCTCGATAAACTTAGCTCTGAGCTCGATAAGCTGAGGCGCGTGGCCAACCAAGTTGAGCTGCCGGGGCTGAAAAATGCCGGCGAGATGGTCGACAAACTGCGCACAAAAATCGGCGAGGGCGCCGAGGCGCTCTACCGCATGGAACAGCGGGCGCGAGATGTCGGCCAGGGGTTCGCTGCGATGGAACGCATGGCGACTGGCGCCATGCGGAACATCTGGAGCGCCACCGAAAGCACACGCAATCGGATAGGCGAGTTCGGCAACAAGCTGGGCGCGTTTGGTGGCGTGGTCAGCGGCTACAGCGTCATGGCGCCGATCGAGGCGTACGCCGAGCGCGACAAATCGCTACGGCAGCAGGCGATCATGGAGGGGCTGCACGGATCCGCGATGGAGGCGGAGATCGTGCGGCTGCGCGACATGACCGACGCCGAGGCGCGACGCAACGGCGTGATCAGCGGTACCGTGGTGGACGCGCGGTATGATCTACTCGGTCAGGGGCTCGGATCGAAGGCAGTCGACATCGCGCTGGCCGCCCACACCATGGCGGCAAAGGCTTACAATATCTCGCCGGAACTG